CGAAAACTCAAACCACAAGCAATGCGAGCTCGACGAGAAGCATTGAGACAGTTCAAGAAGCGTCACATGACCCTGCCTAAACAGCAGGGTTCTTTTGTATAATACGTTCATACGCAAAAGACCGATGACCGTCCACCACGAAATCAAGTCCCAACTTGCTAAACTGCTTGCCACCGAAGATCTTGTGGTGGAGCACAAGAAGGTGGAGACTGCCTGCTTTAATGTTCATACTCGTGTTCTGACTCTGCCGATGTGGGAGGGTGCCACGAATGAGATCTATGATATGTTGGTGGCACATGAGGTGGGTCATGCACTGTATACTCCAGATCGTGATTGGTTGAAAGAATATAAGATTCCTCCACAGTTTGTAAATGTTGTTGAGGATGCTCGCATTGAGAAGATGATGAAACGTCGTTATGCGGGCATCTCCAAGACCTTCTATCGTGGTTATAGTGACCTTTCCGATAAGGATTTCTTTGGTGTTGAGTGTGAAGATGTAAGCAAGATGAATCTTGCTGACCGTGCTAATCTCTATTTTAAGATTGGCAACTTTGTTGATATTCCTTTTGATGATTATCTTGAGATGCCAATCATCCGTATGATTAGTGGATGTGAGGATTTTGATGATGTGCTCGTAGCGGCACAAGCACTTTACAAGTATTGCCAAGACCAGATGAATACTGAAACCAAGACCGATATGGATTCTCTGGAATCTCAAGGTCAAGGTTCTGGTGAGCAACAGCAACAACCAAATGATTCTGGTGAGGAAGGTCAGGAGCAACCTGATAAGAATGATTCTTATGGAGGAACAGCAGAGCAGGATACCGAGCAAGTTGACAACATGGGTGGTGGTGAAATCAATCCAGAGCCTAAGGTTAACACGATGGATTCTCTTAATGAATCCATCAAAGATTTGATTGATATGAATGGTGTTGAGAATGTTTATCTTGAGATTCCTAAATTGGATTTGAAAAAAGTTATTGTTCCCAACTCTACAATTCATAATGCCTGTCATGAACTATGGGATGATTATTATGATGAAACTGTCTTTGATTTTGTTGATCCTGAGTTTGTAAAGTTTAAAAAGTCTGCACAGAAAGAAGTCAACTATCTTGTCAAAGAGTTTGAGTGTCGTAAGTCTGCAGATTCTTATGCCCGTGCTACTACTGCTCGCACGGGTGTTCTTGATTGCACCAAACTTCACACTTATAAGTATAACGAAGATTTGTTTAAGAAAGTCACCACTCTTGCTGATGGTAAGAATCATGGTCTGGTGTTTATCCTTGACTGGTCTGGTTCGATGGGTAAGGTGATGTTAGATACGGTCAAGCAACTTTGCAATCTGGTTTGGTTTTGTAAAAAGGTTGGTATTCCTTTTGATGTTTATGCATTTACAAATGACTATCCTCTCATTTCTGTGAATGAAAATGGTAAGTGTATTACTCGTGAACTTTCATATCAAAAGAAAGATGGACTAATGCAAGTTGGTGAGTGGTTCTCTTTGATGCACATGCTGACTCATAAGACTAACTCTAAAACTCTGGAGCAACAGATGTGTCATTTGTTCCGTCTTGCATGGAGCTTTAGTCGTTATGCAATGTATAAAATTCCTGTAGGTATGAGTCTTTCCGGAACTCCATTGAATGAAACGATGATTGCACTTCATCAAATCATTCCTCAGTTCAAAAAAGAAAATAAACTTCAAAAGGTTCAGTGTGTTGTATTGACTGATGGTGAAGGATGTGCTCTCAAATATCATCGTGAGGTGCAACGTCATTGGGAAATTGAACCATTTATTGGAACGGCACACATTGGATCATATTGTTTTTTGAGAGACCGTAAAACTGGCAATACTTATAGTTTGGGTGATAATTGGTATGACATGACCGATGTTCTTTTAGAGAATCTCAAAGATAATTTTGTGGATACTAACTTCATTGGTATTCGTGTTCTCGAATCTCGTGATGCTGGTTCGTTTATTCGTCGTTACACTGGATGGAATTCTTCCCAATACGACAAGGTTCATCAGATTTGGAGAAAAGAAAAAGCATTTGCACTTAAAGAATCTGGATATCATACATATTTTGGACTTTCGGCAAATGCTCTTGCAAATGAGTCTGAGTTTGAGGTTGATGATGATGCATCTAAGGCACAGATTAAAAAGTCTTTTATGAAAAGCCTTCAAAACAAAAAAATGAATAAAAAGATTCTCAATGAATTTGTAAGTCTTGTTGCCTGATAAATATTTTTATAAAATAGGTATTAAACATGTCTAGATTTGGAGATTTATTGGGAGGAAAAAAGGCAGCACCTGCACCAGATCCTGCACCAGTAGTAGAAGAAACTATAGAAGTTACAGAATCACCCATTGTGGAGGAAGACACTACAAATTATCATGAGGTGATTGAAGAGGAATTAGTCGAAACTTTCCCATATGAAAGTGATGTTTCTCTTCATGATATGAGTAAAAAGGAATTGGAAGAGTATGGCAGAACTGTCGGTATTGAACTTGATATGAGACATTCCAGAAAAAGAATGGTTCGGGAGTTGGAAGAGTATCTGTTGTCCGATTCTTGAACTGTCCACTGGGGGTCGCAAGACCCCTTTTTTTCTTGTATAATAACTTCAGTTGAAACGAACAACCAACATCATGCCTCTCTCCACTGACTATATTCGCACCTCTCTTCAAGGACTTTATGGTGAGTCTGTGACTACTGGTGATATTCGTGCCTGGTGTGCGATGAACGGTTCCAACTATCAAACTGTCACCAACAAACTGTCTCAATATAAAGTTGGTCGTGGTAAATGGAATCTTGAAGTGACTCAGCAGAAAGTGGAAGAAATCGAACGTACTTATCAGGCACCTGCTGCACTGCCTGCAATCGAACAAAACCTTATTCCAGAAAAAGATGATACCTTCGTCAAGTTTGGTAATTTTGGTGACATTAAAAAAATTATTCAGTCCAACCTTTTTTATCCTACGTTCATTACGGGTCTTTCGGGTAATGGTAAAACGTTCTCTGTTGAGCAAGCTTGTGCCCAACTCGATCGAGAACTTATTCGTGTAAACATCACCATCGAAACTGATGAAGATGATCTGATTGGTGGTTTCCGTCTTGTCGATGGAGCAACTGTTTGGCATAATGGACCTGTCGTAGAAGCACTCCAACGAGGTGCAATCTTGCTACTCGATGAAATTGACCTTGCTTCCAACAAAATTCTATGCCTTCAATCCATCCTTGAAGGTAAGGGTGTATTCCTGAAAAAAATCGGCAAGTTTGTAAAACCTGCTGCTGGTTTCAATATTATTGCCACTGCCAATACCAAAGGTAAAGGTTCTGATGATGGACGATTCATTGGCACCAATGTGTTGAATGAGGCATTCCTTGAGCGTTTCCCTGTGACCTTTGAGCAACAGTATCCAACACCTGCAAACGAGGCAAAGATTCTGGTGAAGATTGCAGAGTCTCTTGGAGTTGATGATGACAACTTCATCTCTCGTTTGGTTGATTGGGCAGATATTATTCGTAAGACCTTCTATGATGGTGGTATTGATGAAATCATCAGCACCCGACGATTAGTGCATATCATTCGTGCTTACAGCATCTTTGACAATAAATCAAAAGCAATCGATGTCTGTACTGCCCGATTTGATGATGAAACCAAACAAGCATTCCTTGAACTCTATGACAAAGTTGATGCAGACTTCCAAATGCCCTCTGAAGATACAGTTGACGTTCAAACGTTCTCTTGATATAATAAGTTATGACTAACTCTTGGTCCATGCTTTACGATGAAATTTTGAAAATGGATGAAACTATTGATGATGGTATGCGCCCTTGGGGGCATAGTGACTATGAATTCTTGATTAATAACCCTAATATGACAGATACCATTACAGGTTCTATCGACCTGATTAATTCCAAAACACCTTGGAAGTACAATGAAGAAGAAATTCTACGAGAACTCCTTGAATATATTCGTGGAACTTACAATCAGCACTATTCTGCTGGTGATGATAAAATTCAGACACTTGATCTGATTGAGGCATGTGGTGACGGTGAAGCATTTTGCCGTAGCAATATCCTCAAGTATGCCTCTCGTTATGATAAGAAAGGTACTGCCCGACGTGACATTATGAAGATTTTGCACTATGCTGTTCTTCTAATGCATTTCAACGACAAGAATGCACAACGTGAAACCTACAACCAATGAAACTCAAAGAACGTACAATGAAACTGTCTGATAATGCCCTCGCTATCCTCAAGAACTTTGCTGGAATCAACAATTCCATTCTTGTAAAGCAGGGCAACAAACTTCGAACTATTTCTGTGGCAAAGAACATTCTTGCCGAAGCAGAAATCAAAGAAGAGTTTCCTCGTGATTTTGCCATCTATGATCTGAACCAGTTTCTGAATGGTTTGAGTCTGCACCAAGATCCTGATCTCGATTTTAACGAAGAATCTTACTTGAGTATTAAGGAAGGCAAGCGTCGTGTGAAGTATTTCTTTGCCGATCCTAACGTTATCATCGCACCTCCCGAGAAAGAGATTCAACTTCCTACACAGGATGTATGTTTCCAGATGGATAGTGTAACTCTTGAAAAACTGGTGAAAGCAGCAGCAGTTTATCAACTCCCCGATCTTTCTGCCATTGGTGAGAATGGTGTTATTAAACTGGTCGTGCGGGATAAGAAAAACGATACTTCCAACGAATATGCGATTGTAGTTGGTGAGACCGATCAAGAATTTACTTTCAACTTCAAAGTCGAAAATATCAAGATCATTCCTGGTGCTTATGACGTTGTAGTGTCTTCTAAACTTTTGTCTCAGTTTACCAATACTCAACATAATTTGAAGTATTATATTGCTCTGGAACCTGATTCTACATTTGGATGAAAACACTTACGGCAATGAGAGTTGTAGGCAGTATCACAGTTATTTCTGCCTATTTTGTTGTTTTGCATGTTAATTTGACTATCGGTGTCGTAATGAATGTTATTGCCGATAGTATTTCAATCCCATATTTTGTAAAAACAAAGTCATGGGACATTGTGGTTATGCTAGGATTCCTCTTAGCAATCAGTTTTAGCAAACTTTTATCATGAACATCTTTGTAACTGACGAGTGCCCCTACAAGTCAGCCCAAGTGCTCCCAGACAAGCACATCGTCAAAATGCCCTTAGAGACTTGTCAGATGCTCTCTATCGTGGCATCAGAGAAGTGGGGGCACGGATACGGCACTCTTCCCAAAGCAGACGGCACACCCTATGCTACGGAGAAGGGTGCCTTTCGCAATCATCCCTGCACCGTCTGGGCAAATGAATCAAAAGCAAATGCCCGTTGGTTGATTATTCATGGATTGATGCTATGTCTGGAATATACTAATAGGTATGGTAAAACACATACTTGTGAAAATACCTTGAAAGTGGCAGAAAAACTGTTTCCTTGGGCTCCTTGGTCAGACCATACACCATTCGCACGGGCAATGCCTGACGAATATAAACTTGATACAAGCATCTCAACCTTTGATGCTTATAAGATGTATATTGCATCTAAACCTTGGGTATGCGATAATTATCTTCGGTTGCCCCATCGTAAACCTGATTGGATTTGATTATGAGTGATTTTATTTGGGTTGAAAAATACCGACCTAAGACAATTGAAGAATGTATTCTCCCTGAGGCAACCAAGAAAACCTTTCAAAGTTTCCTAGATAAAGGTGAGATCCCAAACATGCTACTTGCGGGACCTCCTGGTATTGGTAAGACCACAGTAGCAAAGGCACTTTGTAATGAACTTGGAGTGGATGTTTATGTCATCAATGGATCCGACGAGGGTAGATTCCTCGATACTGTCCGAAACAATGCGAAAAACTTCGCTTCGACCGTCTCACTTACGTCAGAT